TGACTCGCTGGCCAGCTGGATGGCAGCCCCTAACGCTGCTGCTTCTTTCTGAACGGTGGTGGTGGTGGTGGTGGTGGTGGGCATGGCTCGCGCCTCAGTGGTGGTGGTTGGCCTGCTCTCCACAAGTGGGGAACAGTTCGCCCTTACTAGCACGTGCTCTCCACAGGTGGAAAGTTCCCGGGGGTGGCGACGGTCGTTCTCTGTAATTTTTCTTCACACTTGCGGCCAGCACCCCGGCAGCTGGAGGGCAGGGCCAGCACCTGCCAGCACCCCGGCCGTCGTCACCCGGCTGGCCAGCACCCGCCAGCACCCCGCACCGCAGGCGGCCACCACCACGCCAGCGGATCAGCAATCCGCAAGAACACCAGCACTCAGCACGGTCACCCGGCGCCAGCACCCCGCCAGCTGCTGGGCCCTCCAGCAGGAGGCCCGCAGGAGGCCCGGCAAGGGCCCTGCCCGCACCCTCCCAGCCATCCGCCCTCAGCACTCACCGCAGGCCCCTTCCAGCCCCAGCAGGAAGCGAGCAGGGGGCCACGGGGGGAAGCGCTGGGCGCGTATCAGGGACACACCCCCAGATCACGCGACCCAAAACTGGAAAATTTCCCCTGCTGCGTCCGAGCAGTGCGCGATAGCGGGGTTTGGCAGGGGTGTGGTGCTTGGCGGTGGGGCGTGTCGCAGTGCCGGCTCAGTGTCCTTGGGTTTGCTTCTCCCACCAGAGAGAGATCAGAGAGCACGCAAGGTTGGGCAGGTGTGGAGGGGGTTGTTCTGCACCTGTGTTGTTTGAGGGTTAATCTGAGCCAAGCGAGACCCACTGCCCCCACTGGGTCGCATCCAGCGGGGGTAGCTTGAAACCTAGGAGTGACACCTAGGAGTCGGGGTCCGTCAGCAGCTCAGGTACTGACTTGATGAAGCCTAGAGAAGACGGTGACGAGAACTTCGTGATGGTCCACCAGCGAGATCTCGACTCAGCCATTGCCCTCATTGCCGAACGCCGCCTTGAGCTCAGGGACGCTGCCGTGTTCCTGGTGCTGCTCAACTACGTCAACTGGCGCAGCGGCCGGGCCCACGTCACCACCAAGTACATCGCCGAGCGGCTCAACGTGAAGCTGCCCGTGGCGGTAAGTGCCATCACCCGGCTGAAGAAGGAGAACCTCGTCTCCCGCGCTGTTGATAGCCGCACCGGTGAGAGGTTCTTCCTGATCAACCCCTACCTGGCCTCGGTGGGTGGTCCTCAACGCCGCGGCCACCTGTGGCAGCAGTTCCAGGAGTCTCTGGAATGACGCGGCCCATCTGGGTACGCTTGGCCCATCTGCTCTCCACTCGTGTATCTGTCGAACGATGAGCGGATTCGTCTTGGCCTGCAGGGCTACGGCTCCGATGTTCCTGATGAAGTGGTCGCTGCAGCTGAAGCAGCTCTGGCATCGCCTTGTGGAGGTGCTTGCCCTGCCCCAACGAAGACGGCCGCGAAGACGCGGGCACGGACCAGGAAGGGCGAGTTCGCCGGTGATGACCCGGCAACGCCTGATGTGAACGAGGCTTTCGTTGACGGCTAAGGTGCCAGTGCCAACCCAGGTGGTGCTGGGGGGCCCGCCATTGGTTCACTCCAGTGGTGGTGGTTGGGAGGGCCCTTCTGCCATTGCGGTAGGAGGGCTCTCCTTGTGAGTTGGGAACCGCTGCCACCTGAGCTGTGGCCCTTCCCCCACTTCCTCTGCTACCTGCTGCGGGAGCTCAACCTGGCCGACACGCCCACCCTGCGGCAGCTGGAGGTGGCGGACTGGATGGAGAACGGCCCTGACCGTTCCATCACTACCGCCTACCGGGGCCTGGGCAAGAGCTTCGAGTCGGGCGGCTATGCCCTGTGGCGGCTGCGGCATGACCCCTTCACCGAGAAGGTCCTGATTCCGGCTGCCACGGCAGAAAAGGCCGAGGAGGTGGCCACCTTCATGGCCCGGTGCATCCGGGACGTGGACATCCTGCGGTGCCTGGAGCCGCGGCCTGATGGCCGGTCCTCGATCAAGGCCTTCGACGTGGGGCCGGCGGTGATCGACCAGAGCCCGAGTGTCCGCACTGTGGGAATCCTGAGCCCATCGCTGACGGGGAAGCGCTGCACCCTGGCGCTGCCGGACGACATCGAGACGCTGAACAACTCGATCACGCCGCTGAAGCAGGAACGGCTGGCCCAGGCCGTCACCGAGCTGGAGGCGATCATCAAGCCCGATGACCCAGGGTTCGACCCCAGCGCACCTAGGGACTACACCCAGGGCGGGGTACGGCAGATCTTCCCAAGACAGATCCGGTATCTGGGAACTCCGCACCTTGAAAGCTCGCTGTACCTACGCCTGGTGCGTGAACGGAACTACGCCATCCGGTTCTGGCCAGCACGGTTCCCGGACCCCAGCGACCCGGATGAATGGGACTGCTACGAGGGGAACCTGGCGCCGGCCATCGCCGAGACGGTGCAGGACAACCCGGCCGTGGCGGGGGACCCGACCGATCCTGAGCGCTTTGGCCACCATGAGCTGCTGAAGCGCGAGACCCGGATGACCCGGGCGGCGGTGCAGCTGCAGTACCAGCTGAACTGCCGGCTGAGCACCCTGGATCGCTACCCGATCCGCCTGGGCGATCTGCTGGTGATGGACCTGGACGGCAAGGCCCTGCCCGAGGTGGTGGTGTGGGCCTCGGCGCCAGAGCAGCGCATCCAGGAGCTGCTATGCGTGGGCCTGGGCGCCGATCGCTACTACCACCGTCCGGCGGTGGTGAAGGGCTGGGTTCCGCAGGAGGAGACCTGGAGGTGCGTGCTGGCGATCGACCCCTCCGGCCGCGGCAGCGACGAGCTGGCCTGGGCGGTGATCGCCGAGCTGAACGGCAACATGTTCCTGCTGGAGAGCGGCGGCACCACCCGCGGCTATGAGCCGGAGGTGTTGTCGATGCTCGCCGCCAGGGCCAAGCGCTGGCAGGTGAACTACTGCGTGGCGGAGAGCAACATGGGCGATGGCATGTTCACCGCCCTGCTGTCACCGGCGATGGCCAAGGTGCATCCGGTGTCGATCGAGGAGGTGCGCGTCAGCCAGCAGAAGGAACGCCGGATCGTGGACACCCTCGCCCCCCTGGTGCAGCAGCACCGGCTGGTGGTGAGCAGCGAGCTGATCCGCCGGGACTACCACGATGCTGAGCGGGACCCGGAGACGGGGCACCAGCGCTCGCTGATGTACCAGCTGAGCCGCATCACGGTGGATCGGGGGTCACTGACCTTTGACGACCGGATTGATGCCCTGGCGCTGGGGGTCAAGTTCTTCACCGATGCTGCCGCCCAGGATCAGGAGAAGGCCAAGGCCGCCCGTCAAGACGAGCTCCAGGAGACGATGCTGCAAGCGTGGTTCGACGAGACGGGGGCCAACATTGATGCCCTGGCGCTGGGCTGGAAGCCGCAACCCAAGGGCAAAGCGTTCGGCGGGGTCAAGCGGTAGCCGCATCGTCTGAGCGGACCATGGGCACCACGTTGGGCTTGTCCTTGAGCGCCGAGAAGTCGAGCTTGCTGGCCATCCTCGAGCGGAGCTTGGCGGTGTCGCTCTCGGCCAGGTTGGCGGTGATGCTGTTCTGCTTGAGCAGCTGCAGGGCAACGCGCAGATCGTCGTTGCTGGTGGGCACCAGGTTGCCCTCCTCGTCAACGCCGCCGCGATCAATGCGCTCTCGCACCGTGCGGACCACGGAGGAATGGAGCTCCTCAAGTTCCTTTGCGAGGTCTGCCACGATTACATAGGTGCAGAGTTCATCCCATCATGCCCATCCAAGATGTGCAGTTCACAGACCAGAAGTGGCTGGATTTCTGGGAGAGCTTCAAGGGCCTTGAGCATCAGGTGAAGGGGATCGTCAAGCTGGGGCAGCAGATCAAGCAGGCCGACCCTGGGCTGCTCACCGACACCGCTGAATGGGTGGAGGAGTACCGGACCCAGAAGGCCGCGGCCTTGGTGCGCAACCCGCTCAACGTGAAGTGGCAGAGCCAGCTCGACAACAAGAGCGGCACGGGCTACCGGGAGTGCTTCTCCAGCAGCTGCGCGATGCTCGCTATGTACTGGGGCAAGGTGGCCAGCGACGACGCCTACAACGCCATCCGGGCCAAGTACGGCGACACCACCTCCGCCCAGGCTCAGCTGGCTGCGCTGCGGCACCTGGGGCTCAAGGCCGACTTCCACACCAACGGCACCCCTGGGGCCCTGGAGGAGGAGATCGACGCCGGCCGGCCCGCTGCTGTGGGCTGGCTTCACCACGGCCCCGTGAGCGCCCCCCGGGGTGGCGGCCACTGGTCGGTGGTGATCGGCTACACCGCCGCGGCCTGGATCCAGAACGACCCGAACGGCGAGGCCCTGCTGGTGCAGGGGGGCTACACCTCCAACACCAAGGGGGCCGGGGTGGTCTACAGCCGCAAGAACTGGAACCCGCGCTGGATGCCCGGCGGC